GCATTGGGGCATGTCATTGAACAGACTCCGGAGATTTGTCTTGCTGCCGTCAAACGGGATGGATGCGCATTGGAGTATGTCAATGAACAGACTCCGGAGATTTGTCTTGCTGCTGTCGAACAAGATGTGTGCGCATTGGAGTATGTAAGTCAAGAAATCATCGATAGTTGTAGAGGTTAAAAAATCTGATTTTGCTCTTGACTACTCGCTGGTTATCTTGTATACTATAGGTGTTGATTGATTGAGTCGATGAGCCAACGGATAATGAAGATGGTCAATGAAGCACTTGGATATGATGTTGAGATCGTAGAGGATGTATAAATGGCAAAGACAAAACTGGGTGATTGGTTGACTTCGATCAACTACACGAAAAAGCATATTATGACAGATGAAAACAGGAGCGAATATGTTCCATTCATCATCAACAAATGTCTATCATCGTTTCCTGAGTGTATGTCGTTCGTCGAGTACCTAAACATGAATGCGGATATGCCTGTCGAAATGCAGTACGAATTCCTGTTGTATTCTATCCCGAAGAAGAAGAGGTTTTCGCCATGGGTAAAGAAGGAGAAGTTTGACGGTCTTGAATATATCGTTCGTTTTTATAAGTGTTCAAAAGCAAAGGCATCTGAGTATATCAAGCTATTATCCGATGAGCAGATTGCTGAAATTGAGAGCATATACGTTAAGGATTAGGAGGATTAGTAAATTGAACTACGATGATTTTTTGAAAAGTAAGACTGCCGAACATAATAAATCTGGTATTGATCCGGATGCATTTCCAGATTTCATGAGAGATGATCAAAAGTATGTTGTTGACAAAGCATTGCGCGCAGGAAAATACTGTATCTTTGCTGAGTGCGGTCTTGGAAAAACACTTGATGAACTAGAATGGTCGAGACAGGTAAACAAGCACACAAACAAACCCGTCATGATTTTTGCGCCCCTTTGTGTAGGTATCCAAACACAGAAAGAGGGCGAAAGATTTGGTTATGGCGTGAATCGATGTCTTGGCAATGGCGATGTTAAAAACGGCATTAACATCGCCAATTATGAGAGGATCGAAAAATTTGACTGCTCGCAATTTTCCGGGGTTGTTTTGGATGAGTCGAGTATCCTAAAGAATTTCCAAGGCAAAACAAGGAATCTAATCATCGGATCATTTGTGAACACTCCATATAAATTGGCTTGCTCCGCTACTCCAGCACCTAATGACTTTATGGAGCTTGGTAATCATTCCGAGTTCATTGGAGTTATGAGCCGCGCCGAAATGCTCGCTATGTATTTTGTGCATGACGGTGGGGAAACACAGAAATGGAGATTGAAGGGACACGCGGAAGGAAGATTTTGGGATTGGGTTCGTACGTGGTCATCCACATATAGCTTTCCGTCGGATCTTGATGCGACGTTTGATGATTCAGGTTTTGTCCTGCCCAGTCTTAATATCGTTCCTGAATATGTTGGTTGTGTTGAAGAAAACCGGAATCTGCTAGGCTCAATTGGCATTTCTGATCTAAATCACCATCGACGGGTTAAGAGGGAATCTGTTGGAATGAAAGCAGAATATGTCAAGAATAAGTTGGTTGGATTTGACGATTATATTGTTGTTTGGTGCGACCTAAATCTTGAAGCCGACGCGATGGAAAAGGCTATAGGCGGCGTACAGCTAAAGGGTTCGCAGAGCATTGAAGAAAAGGAGGATATTCTTTGGGGGTTCACTAATGGAGACATCAAGCGATTAGTCACGAAGCAGAAAATTACTAGCTTTGGTTTGAATTGGCAACACTGTAACAATACAATTTTCAGCGGAAGCAGCTACAGCTATGAATCAACCTATCAGGCGATTAAGAGGTTCCATCGATTCGGGCAAAAGAGGGAAGTAACAGCTACATGGGTAATGTCGGACGAGGAGTATAACGTTTTCGATATTCTTGACGAGAAGATGCAACAGCATAAGGAGTTTAAGAACAATGGATAACGTAGTCAATGAGAAGTTTTCTATCTACAACATGGATTGCATCAAGGGAATGCAGGAACATATTGAGGACGATAGCATTCACTATTCAATTTTTAGTCCACCGTTTTCTAATATGTATGTGTATTCAGATCATATTAGTGACATGGGAAATTCGAAGAACGATGACGAGTTTTTTCAGCATTATCAATTCCTAGCAGATGAACTACACCGAGTTATGATGCCGGGACGGTTGGTTAGTGTTCACTGTATGGATTTGCCTACTATGAAGTCAAGGGATGGGTTTATCGGTATACGTAACTTTGGCGGCGATATTTGTCGAAGTATGGAAAAGGCGGGATTCATCTATCACAGCAAGGTGACGATTTGGAAGAATCCAGTTGTGGCCATGCAGCGAACAAAGGCATTGGGACTATTGCATAAGCAGATTCGTAAGGACGCAGCAATGTGTCGGCAGGGAATTCCCGATGAGCTATGGACGTTCCGCAAAGACGGCGACAATCCAGAGCCAGTAGCAAACACATATGAAACGATGCCGATCAGCGCAGAACATGTTGAAGACGGTGGGGATATTCGTCGATGCTGGCAAAATTACGCAAGTCCTGTATGGATGGACATCAATCCAAGCAACACACTTCAAAAGAAGTCTGCGCGTGACGAAAAAGATGAAAGGCATATTTGTCCGTTGCAGTTAGAGGTTATCCAGAGGGGTATTGACCTATGGACAAACCAAGGTGATACTGTTCTGTCACCGTTCATGGGAATCGGTAGCGAAGGCCATGTAGCACAAAACATGAAACGCAAATTTATTGGGTTTGAGTTAAAGGAATCATACTACAGACAAGCCAAAGAAAATATTTCGCTTGCTAGTGGTATCGCTGGTTTATTCTAATACATGGAAAGGATTGACATGAACACGGAAAATATCGATAGCACAATGGTAGAGGTAAAGCTATTCAAGCCCAGTATGTTTTTGCCTTTGGTTGAAACGCTTGAACGCATTGGAGTAAAGTCAAAGACAAAGCCGATCTTATATCAGACTTGTCATGTACTTCATTCAGACGGAACATATTATATCGTTCACTTCAAGGAGTTATTCGTGATAGAAGGTCGGGATAATATGATGACGGTTGAAGACTACGACCGAAGAAACAAGATCATCAAGCTGTTGTCGGGCGGAGAAAAGCCACTAATCACTATTCCAGAATTGCAGCGACACAAGATTGATTGCACCAAAAACGTCTATGTTGATGTTATCAGCCGAGAGGAAAAAGACCATTATGAGTGCAAGCCGAAGTATAAAATCAGCCGATTGATTGCCTAGTTTGACGCACGAATCGTTTTATGGTATGATTAGTTGAATGGAGGGAATGGATGGAATTCTATACAAACGTGTGCAAGCTAGGCAATACAATTCACCATAGAGAATCAGAGAAGGACAGAAGTACATTGAACAGTTTAAGGGTGTAGATGGTCACAACATTCATGGTATGGAAAAAACGCAATTCCAATTCATTAGTAGCCGCTACGGTTCTAATGGCGATCTCGATTATGATATGGGCAAGCTACACATCATGTCTTTGGATATTGAAACCGAGTGCGAAGGTGGCTTTCCCGATCCGAATACAGCAATCGAGCGAGTAACACTAATCACGTTCTATCATGATGGGAAATACTACTCATATGGAATTAAGCCATACACCGAATCATTTGACGAAACCGGGGTTGAAGTTGACTACACATATTGCGCATCCGAAAAGGACTTGTTCGAGTCTTTTCTTGCCGACTATGCTATGTTCCGTCCGCATATCATTACAGGATGGAACATTGAAGGATTCGATCTCCCCTATCTGATTAACAGAATGAAGTATGTGTTCGGAACGGATAGCAAGAAAAAGATTTCGATGCTAAGCCCAATCGGATTTGTTAGAACTGACTGCAAGAATATGCGCGGGTTCGAGATTTACGGCGTTGATATTCTGGACTACATGAACCTATACAAGAAGTTCACGTTCGTCATGCGCGAATCATACCGGCTTGACTACATCGCGGAAGTTGAGATTGGTCAGAAGAAGCTAAGCTACGATGAATACGATTCGATTATGAGTTTTTACAAGCACGATTGGAATAAGTTCGTTCGGTACAACATCATCGACGTTAAGCTAATCAATCAGCTAGAGGAAAAGCTACGACTGATTGAATTGGTTGTTAGTATCGCTTATTCCGCGCGAGTCAACTTTGAGGATACGCTATATCAAACACGCATATGGGATTCCATTATCTATCATCATCTTGCGTCTAAGAAGGTGGTAGTTCCGTTGATGAACAAGACAAACAAAGACGATCAATATGAAGGTGCATATGTTAGCGATCCAACTCCCGGTATGTATGAATGGATTGTGTCTGTTGACGTTGCGAGTCTATATCCAAATCTGATTCGCACATTTAACATTTCGCCCGATACGATTAGGGGTGTGGATAGCTCATTTGCCGGGGAGGATTCGGTTGACCGTCTATTAGGAATGTTAAAGACGAACCCAAATATGAATGCACGAATGAAAGAACATGGCGTATGTATGGCGGCAAATGGTTCGTTGTATCGTACAGACATTACCGGTTTTCTTCCTGAGCTTATGACGAAATTCTATCATGTGCGCAAGGAACATAAGAAAAAGGCTGGCGAGTATAAGGCTTTGGCAATCAACGAATCTGACCCAATCAAGAAAAAGGAATACGAAACCAAGGCTAAGATTTATGGTGTGAGTGAGTTGGCACGGAAAATTTCTATCAACTCCGCTTATGGTGCTATCGGCAACCAAGGATTCCGTTTCTATGATCTAAGGGAAGCGGAAGGCATTACACGTTCCGGAAAGCTAACAATTCGATGGGCGGGAATGTGTATTGATGACTACCTCAATAAGATTCTGAATACCGAAAAGAAGAAATACGTTATCTATCAGGATACGGATAGCTGTTATATTGACTGTTCTGGTATCGTAGAGAAGTTCGGTAAAGACAAGCCCACAAATGATATTGTCGATATGCTGGACAAGTTCTTTTCGGACAAGATTCAGCCATTTCTAAACAAGATTTTCAAGGCTCTTGGCGATAGAATGAATTGCCCCACGATGACGATTGAAATGGATCGTGAATGCATTGCTGATCGCGGCATTTGGATCGCCAAGAAAAAGTATCTGTTGAACGTACTTGACAATAGCGGAATCAGAAAAACAAAGCTAAAGACGATGGGCGTTGAAATCGTTCGTTCGTCTACCCCAAGCGTATGCCGACAAGAGCTAAAGGATTGCGCAGAGATCATTCTAAGGGGAACAAATGACGAATTAAGAAGCCGCATCCAAGAGTTCAATCCTAAGTTTATGTCGCTGCCGCCTGAAGATATTGCCTTTCCGCGCGGGGTTAATGATCTAGGTAAATATCGGGATGACAAGCAGCTATTCAAAAAGGGAACACCAATTCATGTTAAGGCGGCTTTGGCATACAATAAATTAGTTGACGATTTTGATTTGTCGCTGAAGTATTCAAAGATCAAGGATCAAGATAAGATTCGATTCCTGTATCTAAAGAGCGCCAATCCATGCGGAACTAATGCGATTGCCTTTATCAACTCGTTGCCCAGAGAGTTTGACATACATGATTACATCGACTATAATATGCAGTATGAAAAGGCATTCATGCAGCCGTTGACGAACATTACAAATTTGATCGGATGGAACGTTGGCGAATCAGAATCTTTGTTTTAGGTTGATCGAAAGGAATATCAAATGAGTCAAAACGGAAAAGGGAGTAAGCCTAGACCGCTATCAATTCCACGAAAGCAGTACGAAGAAAACTGGAACCGGATTTTCAAGAAGTCTTGCAAGGAAGGAGAGATCAAGAGTGGCAAATAAAAAAGACTTCATCGATGGATATATTCAAAAGATGCTGCATCGAAAGCATAATGACGCAGAAGATGATGAACCAGAAGAAGCGGAAGGGATGATGCAAGAATGGGGAATTGATTATGCTATTGATGGTAGTGTAGACGAATCGGTTGAATTCGAGCTATCAGAAGGATCAAGAACACTTATCGAGGAAATAGTAAATCGGGATATGGTTCGGTATAAGTTCTTTCGCGTGATTACCAGCATGATCGAATATGCTGTTATATCAACCGATCATAAGCTACGCGATTTGATTTTTGCTGGCGACGAGGAAGCAACAATTGTTTATCACAAGACGGTAAGCGATATCATGCTTGAAATCGTGGGTAATGTAACAGGGAACCGCAATACCTATATGCTTGAGGTGAACCCGGCTGATATGGAATATATCTTTCGGGCGGCTGTTAGATATTGCGCCAAGATGATGAATGAAGTTGACGATCCGCACGATGGCATTCTATAGGAGAGTATATGGATACACCCGATTTTTTGAATGAGCTAGGCGAAATTTTAGATAATCCATTTGCGATGAACATGGACCAACTCGAAGAAAATCAAGAGTTCGTTGATAGCGGATCATACGCTTTGAATATGTTGATTAGCGGTTCGTTTTTCAAGGGATGGAATTTCGGTCGAATTAACGCTATTGCCGGAGAACAAGCAACAGGAAAAACATTCTTTGCATTGAACGCGATTCGTGAATTTCAGAAGCAATACCCAAAGTCTGCTACATTGTACTTCGACACAGAAAACGCAGTAAGTAAACACGATATGATCAACCGTGGGATTGATCCGTCAAAGGTTCGTAAAGTTCCTGTTGGTACGGTCGAAGAATTTGCGACAAGTGTTAGCAAGCTAGTTCGTAAGTATGGGGAAAACCATCAAGACCACAAGCTATTGATCGTCCTTGATTCGCTTGGTATGCTTGCGTCAATCAAGGAATCAGAAGACACGTACGAAGGAAACAATAAGCGTGATATGACTAGAGCGCAAAAGATTCGATCCGCTTTTCGTGTGCTTACTCTTGAGTGTGGTAAGTACGGCGTACCTATGATCGTCACAAATCACACATACAAGACGATGGATCTATTTCCTACCAACGAGATTTCTGGTATGGGATTGAAGTATGCCGCATCCACTATTGTTATGTTGGGCAAGCGAAAAGATAAGGTCGGTAAGGTTCGCATTGGTTCGATTATTCCCTGCAAAACGTATAAGTCACGATTCACACAAGAGGAAAAGACGGTCATGGTTGGCTTGAGGTTTGATCGTGGCTTGATGCGATATAGCGGATTGCTTGATATTGCTAAGGAATGCGAGTTTGTCAAGAAGAAGGGAAACCGTTGGGAATTACCGAATGGTGTTTCGAAGTTTGAAAAGGAAGTGAACGAAAAGCCCGAAGAATATTGGACTACGGATATGCTTGAAGCACTCGAAAAGGCATGTTGTTCGATGTTCCGATTCGGAGATGATATTGTTGATGATTCTGTATATGCAGAAGAATCAGATGTTGTTAAGGAAGTGGCATCAGAGGATACACCAAAACCCAAGAAGCGCGGACGAAAGAAAAAAGGAGAAGAATGATGTCAGATGATGCGGTAGTAATTACAGCAATGGAAAACCACAACGGATATGACACGGTTTTGATAGAAGGGACCGAAAAAGAAGATGGTGTAGTTCCCGTTTTTATTCGATTGACAGAAGAACCATTCAATGGTACAATCTATCGTTATGGTACGCTGAATGTTCGGGAAGATGAGAATAAGGATGAACTGTTCGTTGATTATGATTATGTTATGTATGATGATATTCAGCTAACCAACGAAAATCTAAAAGCGTTTGAAGCAATTACCGAAAAGGTACTATGGGATATGCTTATGCGACACGCCGAAAAGTCTATCGGAGAAGCGGAAAAGGAGAACGATGAGCAAACGTGAACAGATTATTCTATCTCACGTAATCAAGAACGAGGAATATGTTAAGCGTATTTTCCCGTTCTTGAAGCAGGACTATTTTACAACACCATTCAATCACTTGTTCGGTATTTGTAAGACGTACATCGACAAGTATCACGAACCGCCGAATCTGGATCATGTTGCTTCGGAGCTAGAACAGATTAGCGGCATATCCCAATCCGAATTTGATCTGTGTGTAGAAGAGCTAAAGGATATTGAAGATACGCAAGTCGATCATAATATGGATTGGCTAACGGATATGTCAGAGCAGTTTTGTAAGGATCAGGCGGTGCATAATGCCCTACTTGCGGCCGTCAATATTGCGGGTAGTGAGAAGAACCAGACAACCAAGATCATTCCTATTCTTCAAGACGCTTTAGCAGTATCCTTTGATGTTAATGTAGGACATGACTATCTGGAAGATGCAGAAGATCGATATGACTTCTACAACCGAAAAGAAGAACACATTTCTACCGGACTGAAAACGCTTGATGATATTACCTGTGGCGGATTTGTACCGAAGACGTTGAATATCATTATGGGCGGTGTGCATGTTGGCAAGTCAATGATTATGTGTAGCTTATCCGCGAATATTCTAGCATCCGGAAAAAACGTGCTGTATGTATCATGTGAAATGAGCGAAGAAAAGATCGCGGAACGAATCGATGCAAATTTGATGAACCTTGATATCAAAGATGTTAAGGATCAACCAAAGCCGCTTTACATGAAGCAGATTGAACGGATGCGACAAAAAGCGGGTAAGCTAATCGTCAAGGAATATCCTACAGCAACCGCCAGCGCAAACACAATTCGACATTTGCTTGACGAATTAAAGCTAAAGAAAAAATTTGTGCCGGATGTTGTATTCGTTGACTATATCAATATCTGTGCAAGTTCACGAATCAAGGCAGGAGAAAACAGCTATTTTTATATCAAGGCGATATCAGAGGAAATGCGCGGGC